AGAAGGAATAGGATTTTACATGCCTACTCAAAAATGGAATAAACAAACCGAACAATTAGAGGAATGCAATATTGGCGGAAAAGGAGCACATGGTCTTACTAAGAAGTTACTCCCGATGCTTAAGGGAAAGAAACTAGTAATGCACAATGCTTCTTTTGACTGCCGAATTACTAAAAACTTTTATGATATATCACTTTTAGAAGATCTTTGGGTAGATACGGCTCTACTTGTTCATACAGTACAAGAAGAAGGAGCAGGAATGGGAGTGTTTGGATTAAAAGCATTAGCAATTTCTATTCAAGAAGAAATTGGATTAAATGTACAAGAAGCAGCCAACAAAGAGCAAGTAGAATTAAAAGAGTCTATTAAAGCAAACGGAGGATCAACCACAAAAGAACTCTATGAGATTTTTAAAGCAGACATGGATGTCCTATCCAAGTATGCAGCAGCCGATACAGATTTAACTCTTAGAGTTTGTAACCACTTCCTAAAAGTGTTAAAGGCAGAAGGATTAGAAAAGTTTTTCTTCGAAGAAGAAGTAATGCCTCTTTACAGAGAAGTAACTGTTCCAATGGAAGAGTTAGGAGTAGCATTAGATCTTCCACTACTAGAAAAAACTAGAGAGAATATTATTAACGACCTAGCAGCAAACAAAAGAGTTGTAATTGAAAGCATATTAGCAATTGCAGAAGCAAAAGAATGGGTAGTGGATACAGCATTAGCAACTTATCCACCTTCACACAAAGGCAATTGGGCACAGAACTTAATCATGATGCATTCACTTCCATTAGAAAGAAGTGCAAAGACAAAGAAGTATTCACTGACTAAAAAAGCTATTGATCAGTTGGACGACTGTAATGTGAAGCAATTTCTATTAACAGGAGATATATCTTTGCTGGACGAAATGGAAGTTGTTAAGATTTCAATGTTCATGTGGAAAGAAGAAAATGAAGGAGAGTATTTGAATATTCAATCTAAGAAACACTTAGGTGAAATTGCTTTCAAGTACATGGGAATCAAACCACTCACTCAGACAAAAAAAGGTCAAGATCAATTCGACATGGATATGTTAGAGGAACTTGCTAAGACGTATGAATGGGCCAATAACCTCAGAACATACAATAAATTAGTTAAGATTAAATCAACATACATTGATAGATTTTTAGACAACCACGAAGATGGTAGGTATTATTTCTACTACAAACAGAATGGAACAGTATCAGGACGATATGGTTCAGATGCTCAACAACTTCCTAAGCCAAAAGAAGAAGGAGAAGAATCTCCACTACTGGTACATTATACAAATGTAGTAAGAGAATTCTTAATTGCTGGAGAAGGTAGGAAGTTGATTGATAATGATTACACCTCACTAGAACCACATTGTTTTGCTTCTGTATCAGGAGACAAAGGACTGCAAGATATTTTCAACAATGGATGGGATTTTTACTCTACTGTTGCAATTAAGACAGAGAAGTTGGATCAAAATACATTAAAATATCCAAACGGAGTATCACCAGATACAAAGTCACCAATCTTTTTAAAGAAATTAGATCCTGTTAAGAGACAGCAAGCAAAGTCGTATTCATTGGGAGTAGCATATGGAATGTCAGGATATGCATTAGCAATGACATTGGGAATACCAACTAAGGAAGGAGATAAATTAGTTGAAGGATATTTAAGTGGATTTCCACAACTAAGAGAGTGGATGATTGCTTCACGCAACCAAGCAAAGACTCATGGATTTGTAGTAAATAAAGTAGGAAGGATTAGACACTTACCAAAAGTAAAACAGATCTTTGCAAAGTTTGGAGACCAAGTATTGGATTGGAGATTCAGAAAAGATCTAGAAACTAGGTATGGAAAAGAACCAGTCAATAGAATGTACATGGATTATCGAAATGGACTAAACAACTGTCTGAACTATCAACTACAATCATTAGCAGCAGCGGTTGTAAACAGAGCAGCAATTCAAATTAACAGAAAAGCAAAAGAGCTAGGAGTAGATGCAAGAGTACAAGCCCAAATTCATGACCAGTTAATTATAAATGTAAGAGAAGATCAAGCAGAAATGTTCATGCCCTATGTCCAAGAGTTGATGGAACTTACAACCCAACTTCCAGGAGTAACACTAAAAGCACCACCACAAATAGCAAATAACTTTGCAGAGGGTCATTAGAAGTTGTCTCACGTACTATTTATTATTATATTAATAGAAATAAGTTTTAAATTAAAATTAGTTTATGTCACAACAGTTATCAGCAAACAGCGATAGAGTTATCGTTAAACCTGTAGAATCAGGAGAAGAAAGGTTTGGAAGTATTATTATTCCAGACATGGGAAAAGAAAAACCAGAAATGGGTGAAGTAGTTTCCGTAGGTCCAGGACGCCAGTCTGAATTTGGACAATTTATCAGAGTAGAAGCTAAAGTAGGAGACATCGTATTGATTCCAAAAATTGGAACAATCCGTATTGACTTTGAAGGTCAAGAGTACTTCATTACCCCAGACAGAGAAATTTTAGCAACAATTAGAAAATCACAAGAGTAGTTATGAGCAAACAAATTAGTTTCGGATCAGAAGCAAGGGAAAAATTACTTTCAGGAGTAAATCAATTAGCAGATGCAGTTGTAAGTACATTAGGACCATCAGGTAGAAATGTATTTATTCAACAACAAGGAGGTAATCCAACATCAACAAAAGATGGTGTAACAGTAGCCAAGGAAGTAGAATTGGAAGATCCAATCGAAAATACTGGAGCACAAGCTGTAAAGCAAGTAGCAATCGAATCAGCAAGATTAGCTGGAGATGGAACTACTACAGCAACATTACTTGCAAGAGAAATTTACAGTCAGGGATTATCTGAACTAGAAAATTCAAATGCAGTAGAAATTAAAAGAGGAATTGATATTGCTACAAAAGAAGTAGTCAAATACTTAAGAGAGGAGTATTCTAAGGAAGTTACTGAGGAAGAACAAATCAAACAAGTAGCAACAATCTCAGGTAACAATGATCCAGAAGTAGGCAATCTTATTGCAACAGCAATGGATAAAGTTGGAAGAGATGGATTAGTAACTATTGAAGAATCTAAAACAGGAGAAACTTATTTAGAGACTGTAGAAGGAATGCAATTCAATAGAGGATATAAATCTCCTTACTTTGTTACAGACAACAATACAATGACTGCAGTATTGAACAATCCTCTAATCCTTATCACAGATAAAAGAATTCAACACGTAAAAGAGATGCTTCCATTATTGGAATCAGTATCGCAACAAAATAAAGACTTACTTATTATTGCAGATGATATTGATGGAGAGGCTTTATCAACATTGGTTGTAAACAAAATGAGAGGAATTCTTAGAGTAGTAGCAGTGAAGGCTCCTGAGTTTGGAGATAAAAAGAAAGCTATGCTTGAGGATATTGCAGCTCTTACTGGAGGTACAGTTGTATCTGAGGAGAAGGGAATGAAGTTAGATAAATTTGATTTACAATGGTTTGGTAATTCAAGAAAAGTAACAGTAGGAAAAGATGACACTACCATTGTAGATGGTAAAGGAACTGAAGAAGCTATTACAAAAAGAATTGAGGAACTAAAAGAGCAAGTTGAGAATACAGTTTCACCTTATGAAATTGAAATCTTACAAGACAGATTGGCAAAACTTATTGGAGGAGTAGCAATGATTCATGTTGGAGGTCATACTGAAGTTGAAATGAAAGAGAAAAAAGATAGAGTCGATGATGCTCTTCATGCAACTAAAGCAGCACTTCAAGAAGGAATACTTCCAGGTGGAGGAATTGCTTTATTAAATGCAGCAAAAGACCTATCCGATAAACTAACTGACGGAAAAATTACAATCACTCACGAAGACCAAGCTAAAGGAATCAGCATTATTATCCAAGCTATCCAGAAGCCTTTCAAACAAATCCTAATAAATGCAGGAGAGACAAACGAAACAATTGAAGCAAGAGTAGCAAACTTAATCTTCAAAGAAGATAAGTGGCAAGGTTTCAATCCTAGAGTAGGACAGTATGTTAATATGTTAACAGAAGGAATTATTGATCCAACTAAAGTAACAAGACTTGCTTTAGAGAATGCAGCATCAGTTGCAGGAACAATGCTAATCACAGAGTGTGTTATTACAAATATAAAACCAAAAGATAAACAAGCAGAAATAGATCCTGCACAGTTTATGTAATATTAATCAAATACAAATAAAAATGAACAAGCAAGAACTATTCGAACAGATCGATGAATTGTATCAAAGTTTCGTAGCAAATCACAACGGTACTACAAAAAAGTCTCAAGCAAATGCAAGAAAAGCAATTGGAGAGGTTAAGAAATTGATTACTGACTACAAAAAAGCATCGACAGCAGAGAGCAAATAAAAAGCAGTGACCGAGAGGTGAGGTGGCGTAAGTCTCCTCACCGAAGGTGTCACGCGGATTTTAAACAAACAAAAACAATAATATGACAATTTTACAATTAATTATTTTAGTAATTTCCCTAGCAGCAGTGGCCTTAGCCATAGGATATTTTAGACAAAGAGGACAAAAGTCCCTAGCACAACTTACCGAGGTGTACTACGACAACGAAGTACAACCAACATCCGAGGCAGATATAGCACAACAGCTATACGACAAGGACCTACGACCAATTGTACCAATAACACCACAAGTTGTAGACAAGGCAGTACAGATATCAAAACGAGTACCACCAGGTGCAGTACTAGATATTAAAGCAGTAGCAAACCCAACCAAAGGAACAACCAAAGCAAAAAGTCACCGTACAAAAAAACAATAATGTCAAATTCAAGAGCCAAATACGAGGAGTTAATTGAGATTGAAAACACTACAGTAGTGTCGCAAAACCAACAAGGTGTACTAACGATTGTTGAGATACTACAAGCATCAAAGAAAGCAAAACTAAGAGGAGCATTACTAAAGCAAGTAATTAAAATCTCTAAAGAGGCACCACACCTAAGTGCAAGTGTTGTTTTTCAGATAGCAGCAGACGTTGTAAAGGTAGATGAATTATGCAATAAATTTTAAATAAAATGGAACAACCAAGAATGAATCTATCGATTGATCAAACACTACCGGTAGAATGTGAAAAATGTGGACACACTTTCTTTGAAGAGGCTCTACATATTAGAAAGGCAAGTGGAATTTTAACAGGTACAGGACAAACAACCTATATGCCAATACCAGTATTCGCGTGCAAGGCATGTGGTCATGTTAATACAGAATTTCTTCCAAAGGAATTAAAAGGGTTGAATTCTGAGCAGTAAAATAGACTTTGAAAAATAATATGAAAGAGGCGTTGTGCCTCTTTTTTTTGTCCCTATTTATTGGAAAGAGCATAAGTGGAAGAAGTACAGCAAGCATCTACAGCAATGACAGATACGTTTTTTAGTAAACTAAAAGAACAGTCGTTTACCATTATACTTTTAGTAGCAATACTCTACTACCAAAATTCTGTATTTAATACCCAATTGGCAGAATATAAAAAGCTAATAGATGAAAAAGAAGCATTGGTACTTAAACTAACAGATGGTGAGAGAGAGAGATTGATTGAAAGAACTACATATTTATTAGAGCAAAGAGATAAGTATGTTGAACAATTAATAAGTAACAAATAAGTAGTATATGAGTTTAAAAAGTTTACAAGAGAAAATTGGAGTAACACCAGATGGTGCTTTTGGTCCAGGAACAATGAAAAAAGCAATGGAGTTTTATAAACTAACTCCAGTTAGAGCAGCACATTTTTTTGCTCAAACAGCACATGAAACAGGAGGATTTAAAGCATTCTCAGAAAATCTAAACTATTCTGCAGATGGACTTAAAAAGATTTTTCCAAAGTACTTTGCTGGTAATCTAAATGAGATATATGCTAAACAACCTGAGAAGATTGCAAATAGAGTATATGGAGCAAGGATGGGTAATGGAGATGAAAAATCAGGAGAAGGTTTCAAATTTAGAGGAAGAGGAGCTCTTCAATTAACCGGAAAAGAAAATTACAAAGCATTTTCAGATTACTTAAAGAAGCCAGAAATCATAACTAATCCAGACCTAGTAGCAACTACCTACTCTTTTGAATCAGCAATGTTCTTCTTTGATAAAAATAAATTATGGTCAATCTGTGATCAAGGAATCAATGATGCAGCAATACTAGCTCTTACAAAAAGAATTAACGGTGGTACTCATGGATTAGCAGATCGTTCAGAGAAAACTAAGAAATATTACGAATACGTTAAATAAGGTACTATAAGATGAAGACATCACTACTAATCACATTATCATTGACAACAGCATTCGCATTCATAGGGACATACTTCTTGCACCTAACATCAGATAATATCAATCAATTTCTAGCTGTAGGTCTAGTAGTATTTGCTGATGGCTTCTTTGGAGTGTGGTCAGGTATAAAACGGGAAGGCTTTAGAACGTATAAAGCACTTAGTGTACTAAAGACATTTGGTTTTTGGATAGTGATGCTATCTATTGTTTTGTCAATAGAGAAAGGATTTGAAGGGACATCTTGGCTAAGTGAAACAATCATGGCACCATTTTTAGTATTTCAATTAATTTCAATTCTAAAGAATGCTTCGATGGTAGGAGCAGTAAAAAATGAATTAGTTAATCAAATATTAGATAAATTAGACAAACATAAAGGAGAAAGAGGGTAATGATAGATACAATAAAAGGTTTTATAGCAAAACTAGATTTAAAAACAATAACCATAATAGCGCTAGTAGTAGTTATATTACTAATGAGAATGTGCTCAAGTGGAGATCAAACTACACGTCCAATTACTAAAGTGGATGGAAAGAAGTATGAAGTAGTAAAACATACTACCGATACAGTTACAATTATAAAGACAGACATACGGTACCGTCCAGGAAAAGTAATCTACAAAGATGCACCAATCTACTTACCACCACCAACAAAAGTAGACACCTCAGCAGTCATCAAGGATTACTATTCTAAAATAGTATACAAAGACACATTGAACTTAAAAGAGGATGGAGGGACAATCGCTATCACAGATACAATATTCCGCAATAAAATTATAGGTAGATTGTGGAAAGCTTCAATAAAACAAAAAACAATTCACGATGTCACTATTGTAAAAGAATTACCTAAAACCCAAATGTATATTGGAGGTGTAGCTGGATTTGATAAAGTAAATGTAATAGATTTTATAGGACCATCACTTTTACTAAAAACAAAACAAGACCGTATATATTCATTAGGAGTAGGAATTGGTACAGATAAAGTACTATCAATACAAGGAGGTGTTTATTGGAAGATAAAGCTTGGAAGTAAATAAAAAATTTAGTATATTTATATAAAATAAACAATATAATCAAATGAAGAAATCACAATTAGCTGAAGCAATAAAGAGTGTGCTAGCAGAGAATAGAATAAAACAAGCTGTTAGAGAAGTACTAGCAGAGGAAATTCTAAATGCTCCAGGACAAAAACAATGGGACTCTAAATTTAAAATAAATTATGATGACCTACCTGCTAATGTAGACTTAAAAACAGCATCTTTGAATAAATTACTTCAAGGAATTCCTTATCAACATGTTGCATATCCTCAAGATTCTGATGATGGGAATTTGTTATTTAAGACTGCAGAGGACTTAGCTAGAGCAAAAAAAGCACTTATGGGTAAACAATCTACCATTAATGAAGAAGAATATGACACAGTTAAGGATGTAACACAAGCACTTAACAACAGCCGTCCTTCTCAAGATGAAGTAGAAAATTACCTAGGAAGATCTCTATCAAAGGACGAACTAAGAGCTTTTGGATTCAATTCAGGAACAGTAACTGGGTACAAATACGGACAACCACAATATGCTGGACAAGGTCAGAGAAAAACTTATACTAGTTACGCTAGAGGAAATTCTAGACGTTCATACTAATCTAATTCAAAATAAATAAAATCTAGGCTTGCTTTCGCAGGCCTTTTTTTGTATATTATATTTATAAAATCATTAGATATGAATACAAGAGAAGGAAGCTTTACGATAGATGATCCAAAGCCAATAAAAGAATTAGTTGACCACCCACAACACTATGGAGGAGGAGATAATCCTTACGAAGCCATAAAAGTTATAGAAGCATGGGACTTAGGATTTTGTTTAGGAAATACTGTTAAGTATATTTCTAGAGCAGGAAAGAAAGATGAAACAATCCAAGATCTAGAAAAAGCTCTTTGGTACTTAAAAAGAGAAATAAAAAAACAAAAAAGTTGTGGCAAAAAAGATACTAAAGCAGGTAAAATTAATTAGAGATTACAATACCCCTTCCATAGATTACACCACCAGTAAATCAATATCATATAGTCAAACTCTAGCATATAATACTTGTCCACACCAATGGGCATTAAAATATGTTAAAGGACTACACGAGTACAAGCCATCTATTCACACAGTATTTGGTACAGCAGTACACGAAGTAATGCAAGAATGGTTAACAGAATTGTATGATGGAACAGTTAAAAAATCAACTGAGATGGATCTTGGACATATGCTACACCAAAAGTTATTTATTATCTATGGTGAAGAGAAAGAAAAGTATGGACAACATTTTTCTAGTTCTGAGGAACTTTCTGAGTTTTATAATGATGGAGTTGAAATTCTAGAGTTCGTTCGTAAGAAACGCTCTGTTTACTTTGGAACTAAGTACTATAAGCTAGTAGGAGTAGAAATTCCTTTAATACACCAAATAGCTGATAATGTTTTCTTTAAAGGATATATTGATATTGTTCTGTACGATGAACAAGATGACAAATACATTATCCTAGATATAAAAACATCCACCTCAGGATGGAATGATTATGCTAAAAAGGATGATAAAAAACTAGCACAACTACTTCTGTACAAAGAATTCCTATCAAGACAATTCAACATTGATATAGATAAAGTGGACGTAAAGTATTTCATCGTAAAAAGAAAAGTACCAGTCAATCCAGAATTTCCAGCAATGGGAAGAAGAGTTCAAGAATTTGTACCTCCTTCAGGAAAGATTAAAAGAGGACAAGCAACAACAGCCCTTACAAAATTTATTGATGATGCTTTTGACTCAGATGGAAAGTATATTGACAAAGAGTATGATAAGAAGCCTTCTAAGTCCAATTGTATGTTTTGTGACTTTAAAGGAACAGATCATTGTCATGCAGGTGTTTTTATTTAAGTTATATATTTATATATAATAAACATAAATAATATGAACACAAAAAAATTAACATCAGTTAAAGTAGAAGAGGAACTTTTACAAGAATTCAAAGAGCAATGCGTAAGATATAAATTTTCGCTACAGAAGCTTGTAGACAGATCAATTTTTCTGTATCTTACAGAAGAGGAGTATAGGTTAAAGCTACACACACAAACAAACCTTAAATTAAAATAGTTACATGAAAGAAAAGTTTCGTTATGTTAAGAAGGAGGATCGTAAAAAAATTCTTCTGTTATGTGATGATATTAGGATGCATTCCGGTATCGCAACAATGGCCAGAGAGATTGTCGTAGGAACATCTCACCACTTCAATTGGGTCAATCTAGGAGCAGCAATCAATCATCCTGAAGTAGGAAAAGGATTTGATATCTCTGCAGAAGTAAATAAGCTAACTGGGTTACAAGATGCAGATGTAAAAGTTCTCCCTAACAATGGTTATGGAGATGCAATGCAGATTAGATCATTAGTTCTTCAAGAAAAGCCAGATGCTATTTTTATCTTTACTGATCCAAGATATTGGGTATGGTTATTTGATATAGAAAGAGAATTAAGAAATGAAGTTCCTTTAATGTATTTAAACATTTGGGATGATTATCCAGCACCTCTTTACAACAAACCATACTATGAGTCGTGTGATTTATTAATGGCTATTTCAAAACAAACTAAAAATATTAATGAAATAGTTTTAGGAGAAGCAGCAAAAGATAAAATTATTAAGTATGTTCCTCATGGAATAAACGAAGAGCATTTCTTTCCAATGACCTCAGTAGACCAACTACAGGTTCTAGGTCAATTCAAAAAAGATTTATTTCAAGGAAAAGACATTGAGTTCGTAGCATTCTTCAATTCAAGAAACATTAGAAGAAAATCTCCAGGAGATGTAATTCTTTCATATAGAATGTTCTGTGATTTAATTGGACAAGAAAAAGCTAAGAAATGTGCATTAGTGATGCATACACAAGCAGTAGATGAGAATGGTACAGACCTTCTTGCAGTAAGAGAAGCAATCTGTGATGACAGTTATGTAAATGTATTTTTCTCACAAGAAAGATTAGATACTCCACAAATGAATTTACTATACAATATAGCAGACGTTGGAATGCTTATCACTTCAAACGAAGGATGGGGATTATCATTAACTGAAACTATGATGGCAGGTAAAATGATTATTGCAAATGTAACAGGAGGTATGCAAGACCAAATGAGATTTACAGATAACAATGGTAAGTGGATTGACTTCACCTCTGATTTCCCTTCTAACCATAGAGGAACTTACAAAGAGCATGGAGAGTGGGCAGTACCTGTTTATCCATCCAACATTTCAATGGTAGGTTCAGTTCCAACTCCTTACATCTACGATGACAGATGTGCACCAGAAGATGTAGCAAAAGCCTTAGAACAAGTTTACAACTTAGGAAAAGAGGAAAGAGATAGAAGAGGAGCATTAGCAAGAGAGTGGGTTACTTCAGATGAATCAGGAATGTCAGCACGTCAAATGTGTACAAATGTTATTGAAGCAATGGATGAGACATTTGAAAAATTTACTCCAAGAAGTAGATTTGATTTATTTAAAGTAACAGACAGACCAAAAAAATATATCACACATAAATTAATATATTAATATGGGAATGACTTTTAAAATATACAAACGTAAATTACAAGAGCAAGTTTCAATATACGATACACTAGTAGAGGTATTTGATGCAAAACCTTTTAAGACAACATTCATGTTTATTACAGATGAGGATGATATATACATACCTCGCTTTAACGACCCTAAAGGAAATCCAATTAATATAAAATTCTACCACCAAGGTATTGGCTTATATACATTAGCTTTTACGGTTAATGATACAAGCTATAAAAGTAATACAACAAAATATACGTTACTAGATTACACAACTCTACTTAGTACTGTTGCTCAAGCAGTAACACAGTTTCTAGAAAAATACAATCCTGTAGGACTAGAATTAACAGGTACTAATGTATATGAAAAAATTGCTACTAAACCCCAAGCTGAAGGACAGAAGGATAGAATTTATAAATTTTTCATATCACAAATAGAAGATAAAGGAAATTATATGGTAGATAAGTCTGTAAAAGACGGTATTGCATTAATGAGAAAATAAAAATAGAGTTATATGAATAATAAACCTACATTAGCAGTAAGTGCACCAGTTGACACTTACTCAGGATATGGAGCAAGAGCAAGAGATTTTGTACAATCAATCATTGATTTAGATAAGTACGATGTAAAAATCTTAGGACAAAGATGGGGTAATACTAGATTTGGATATTTAAAAGATCACGGAAACACTTCCTTATCTTCTAGGTTGATTCCAAACCTAACACAACAACCAGACATTTGGATTCAAATTACAGTACCAAATGAATTTCAAAAAGTTGGTAAATATAATATTGGAGTAACGGCTGGAATTGAAACTACACTTTGTGACCCTTCTTGGATTCAAGGATGCAATAATATGGACTTGGTACTAGTATCTGCACAACATGCTAAGACAGTATTTGAAGAAAGTAAATACAATATGCAAGATAATAATACTGGACAAATTACAGGTACAGTTGAATTAAAGACAAAAGTAGAAGTTTTATTTGAAGGAGCTGATATAGAAAAGTATACACCACTTGCATGGCCTGTTAAATTAGATCTAAAGGATATTCCTGAAATGTTTTGCTTCTTAACAATAGGTCACTGGCTTCCAGGAATACTTGGAGAAGATAGAAAAAATATTGGATACACTATCAAAGCATTCCTAGAAACATTTAAAAATAAAAAAGATGCACCAGCACTTATTTTAAAAGTACAAGCAGGAAGTGGAACTTCTATCATGGATAGAGAAGAAGTGCTAGATAGAATTGATGCAATCAGAAAGACAGTGAAAGGTAAATTACCAAACATTTATCTACTACATGGAGAAATGTCTGATGCTGAAGTAAACGAACTATACAATCACGGTAAAGTAAAAGCAATGATCTCTTTAACAAAGGGAGAAGGATTTGGAAGACCATTACTAGAATTTAGTTTAGTAAACAAACCAATCATAGCATCAGGATGGTCAGGTCATATTGATTTCTTAGACAATCAATTTACAAAACAAATTGGAGGAACATTGACAAATGTACATCCATCAGCAGCAGTAGAAAAAATGATACTACAAGAGAGTCAATGGTTTAGACCAGACGATGCCCTTACAGGAAAGGCTCTTAAGGATGTGTTTGAGGATTATAAAATTTATAAGGAATTAGCTAAAAGACAAGGATATAGAAGTAGAACTGAGTTCTCTTACGATAAGATGAGAGAAACGCTAGATACCCTTCTAACACAGTATATACCTGAGTTTCCTAAGCAAGTCCAATTAAAATTGCCTCAACTCAAGAAAATAGAATTACCAAAATTAAAGAAAGTATAATGGAAGAAAAAATGTCAATCTGTCCACACTGTGGAGGAAATGCTTGCTACGAGCAGCAAGTAAGTGAACAAGTAACAACACACTTCTGCTTTGGTTGTGGTTACTCAACTTCAACTCTAATGGTTGAGGGAGGAGAATTAGTAAACAAAACTCTAGAAGCATCACCAGAACTTTACAAAGACCTTATGTTCGTAAGTGAAGATAAAAAAGTTTGGTTCCCATCAACAGTCACTCTTCCTGGAAAAGGAATGGTATTTGTAGATGGAACAGCAAAAGACAATTGGAGATGGGCTGCAGTAAACTCTATAGAGATCCTAGAAGAGGAAAAAGCAAAGTTTCCAAAAGGTCAGACAACTAAAATGGATATGAAAAATATTCAACACTTTGAAAAAGAAGACTTTATGGAAAGTCTCGATGCAATAAAATTCTTTGATGTAGAAGTTGCAGAATCGAAATAAATTTCTTATATTAATAAGATGAAAATAAGTTATGCAATAACAGTTTGTAATGAATTGGAGGAAGTGAAAAGACTAGTCAACTTCCTCCTTTCCAACAAACGAGAACAAGATGAGATAGTA